GCTAAGACAAGAGCATTCTTTGAACATTTTGGTGGATTTGAAGCAATTATAATTGAACATACCGTATTTATGAACAGTCCTAAAACTGCTGCAGATCTAGCATTAGTTCAGGGGGCACTACTAGGTGCTGCTGGACTAACTGGAACAAAAATTATAGGAACTGTATCGCCAATAACCTGGCAAAATTATTTAGGAAATAAAAGACTGACAAAAGAAGAGCAGTTAATAATTAGATCAAAAAATCCTGGAAAATCAGTTTCTTGGTATAAAACATACGAACGGCAAATAAGAAAAGAAAGGACCATAAAACTAATTGAAATTAATTATGGTAAAATTATTAACGACAATGACGTTGCTGATGCTTGTGGTATCGGCCATTGGGCTATTAATAACTGGGATAAGGCAATAGGAGTAGATAAATAATGAAAAATGTAAAAAGTTTAACTGTTGTAGGTGGCGGAACTGCTGGATTAATTTCTGCACTTATTTTAAAGGAATATAGCAACCTTGAAATTAATTTAATCTATTCTTCAAAAATTGGAATTATTGGTGTGGGCGAGGGATCAACAGAGCATTTTAGAGAATTTATGGATTTTGTTGGAATCAAACCAAGTGAAATTATTAAAGAGTGTGACGCAACCTTTAAAATAGGAATTATGTTTGACAATTGGATAATTGATCATAAATATTTACATTCTGTTGGCTATCCATTTGCTTCAAGTTTAAAAGAATCTTATCCTGTATTTGCAAAACAAGTTATTGAAGACTCATTCTTTTTTAATTCAAAGAGTTATGAAAAAAACGTTCTTGATAAAAAAGTTATAGATGTAGATTTACATTCACCAACAAACCAATATCATTTTAATACTTTTAAATTAAACTCATTTTTAAAAAATTTAGCAATAAAAAAAGGAATTAGTGTTTTTGATGATGAAGTTATTGAAGTTGAACTTAATCAAGAAGGATATATTGATACTGTAATTGGAGAAAAAAGAAAATATAAAAGTGATTTTTATATAGATACAACTGGATTTTCAAGAATTTTAGTAAAAAAACTAAACGTTAAGTGGAACTCCTTTAGCAAGTATTTAAAGTTAAATTCTGCAATTACATTTCCAACAAAGGATGAAGATAATTATAATTTTTGGACACTGGCAAAAGCAATGAATTCTGGTTGGAGATTTAAAATACCAACTTGGGGTCGTCATGGCAATGGATATATTTATGATAAAAATTTTATTAATGCTGATGAGGCAAAACTAGAAGTAGAAAAAGAACTTGGACATGAAATAGAAATTGGAAAAACATTTTCTTTTGATCCAGGCGCATTAGAAAATGCTTGGACTAAAAATTGTGTTGCTATGGGATTAAGTGGATGTTTTTTTGAACCATTAGAAGCAACATCAATCGGATTAACAATTCAACAAAGTTTTTTATTAATGCATAGACTTCAAAATTATGATGAAAAAACTATAAAAGATTACAACAAATCATTTAATAGTATAGTTGAAAACATTAGAGACTTTATTGTGCTACATTATTTAACAAAAAGAAATGATACTGAATTTTGGAAAAATATTTCAAATACAGAAATTCCAGAGTCATTAAAAAATAATTTAGAAAAATGGAAAACAAAGTTTCCACTTTATGATGACTTTACATACTCATCAAATTATCGGATGTTTAATGCACCAAACTTTATAAATGTTATGGGAGGACTTAAATTATTTGACAAAAAAGCATTGTTTCAAGAATATAATTTTTTGTCAGAAAAACATAAGGCTAACTCCGATCAATTAATTAACCAACATGTATATGATGAAAGTATTAGTAAATTTATAAATCATAAAGAAATTATTAAAATTATAAGAGAGATAAACTAAATATAATGCCAGAGTTAAATGCAAACATACCACCAATTGCGTGTTATGTAAGAGGAAACTATTTAAGAAATCATCAAGATAGCCACGACAAATATTTTGAGTGCGTAGTGTTTGGTGTTTCAAGTTTAAAGTCTAGAAGTCCACTATTTCATATTATGATGCCAGATGGGGGTCTTTGGTGGAGACTTCCTATTTCTGCTTTTTGTACAGAGCCAGGGGTTCCTGAAGTTGATCTTCATAATCTAGTTTTGTGGAATTCTTTTAGTCATCACATTGCTGTAACAAGATTTGAAAATTTAGCAAACCTTAGAATGTCTTATATAGATAGAACAAAAACAATGAATAAGGGGACATATTTATTTACTTTAGACTGGCATAATCCAGATACAAATGTTTTAGATGATGGATATTCTGAAAGTCCTGCAGACCACAAATGTGGACATGTAATTCAAAGAGATGACGGAAATTTTGCAATTCAGCCTAATAATAGAGTCAGGGTGTACGAGCCTTCATTTACCCTAGAAAAAGAATATTTAATTGATAGAATAATTAATGAAAGGAAATATGATGTAGAAAATCAAGACAAATGGATAATGGAAAACTCTGATAGATTTAACTATGATATTAATTTAAACGAAGTTGACAAATAACCTTATGGCTGCTAAACTATATACAAGCGAGACTTGGTTGCGTAAAAGATTTCTTATGGATAAAAAATCTCCACAAGATATTGCTAAGGAATGCGGGGCAAGTATAGAAACAATCTATGTATACCTTGCAAAATTTGGATTAAGGAAATCAAAACGATGATACCTAAAATTATTTGGCAAACGTATGAGTTAGAATATAAAGATTTACCAACATTAGCATTAGAGTTTGCTAATTCTTGGCAAGAAAAAAATCCAGAATGGGAATACAGATATGTTTCTGGAAAAGAAAGAGAAGACTTTGTTTTAAAACATTTTGGTCAAGAATGGCATAAAATATACTTGTCATATACAGCAGGTGTATTAAAAGCAGATCTTTGGAGATACATGTGCCTTTATGTTAATGGAGGACTATACTCTGACTTAGATATATTATGTAAAAAACCAATAGATTCGTGGTTAGACATAAACTTAAGTTTTGCTGTATCAGAAGAACCAAACAACCCTGAATACACACAAATGCTATTTGCATCATCTCCAAATAATGTATTTTTAGAAAACATATTAAAAGACATCAAGGAGCAATTCTATTTAAACAAAACTTATAAAAATATTGTTGATTATGAAATAAATGAAGTTGGTTATGTTATTTTTACAAAATCTATAAAAAATACATTAAATATAAACAATGATGGATTTATGTTGTATACTGGAGAAAACTCAAAAAAAATACATAATGAAGCAATTAAACACTACAGAGCAGGCAAAGCAGAAAAAGTTTTTGGACCAGGCTATATTGCATGGCAAACAGAGGAGTATAAATGAAACTAAAACCAGTTTACGAAGATGTAAAAAATTTTAATTGTAACGATCTTTATCTTCGTTCCGTTGGAGCACCTTCTGGCAATTCAATTTGGAAAACGTGTCACTCTATAGCACAAATGCTTATAGAAAAAAATATAGCGTATGGAGATTCTGCTCTTGATCCTGTAAGAATTTTCAGTAAGTCAGACCCAGCAGAACAACTTAAGGTTAGAATTGATGATAAGTTGAGTCGTTTAATGAAGGGCACAGATTACCCTGGAGATAATGACATTGACGATTTAATAGGATACTTAGTTTTATTAAAAATAGCAAAGGAAAAAGATGTCAACTGAATCAGAACTTATTGAGCATCTTGATGAAGTTAATAAGGTAGTTACAGAATACCTTAAAGGGCAAGATCCAACAAAAATTTCTAAAGAGTTAGACATTCCACGTACTCGTGTTGTTTCATTAATCAATGAGTGGAAAGTTATGGCATCTGCAAATGATGCAATTCGTGCTCGTGCTAAAGAAGCACTTGCTGGAGCAGACACTCACTATACTAAACTTATTACAAAAGCCTACGAGGTAATTGATGAATCAAGTATGACTAATAATCTTAGTGCAAAGACTCAGGCAATTAAGTTAGTAATGGATATTGAAAAATCTAGAATTGAAATGTTACAGAAAGCAGGACTTTTAGAAAATAAAGAACTTGCAGAAGAAATGGTTGAAATTGAAAGACGACAAGAAGTTCTTGTTGAAATCTTAAGAGACATTGCCTCAACCCATCCAGAGGTTCGTGATTTAATTATGAGAAGACTTTCTCAGATTGCTAAAGAAGGAGAGGTAATTACAATTGTCCAAGATGTTTAATGATTTTTTAGAAGTTTTAAAAGAAAATCAATTTGAGGAAATTCCAGTAGACGCAAAAACATTTGTTGAGTCTGCGGATTATCTTGGCCAGCCAGAATTATCTTTAATACAATATGAAATTGTAGAAGCAATGAGTCAAATTTATCGTAAAGAAGAGTTACAAGAAATATTTGGATCCGTTGCTGGTGCTCAGTATTATGATAAATATACTAAAAATGAAATTATTTTACAACTTGGAAAAGGATCTGGAAAAGACTTTGTATCAACAGTAGCCTGTGCATATATAGTATATAAGTTATTGTGTCTTAAAGATCCTGCTAGATATTATGGAAAACCAAGCGGGGATGCAATTGATATCATAAACGTAGCCATTAACGCACAACAAGCAAAGAACGTATTCTTTAAAGGATTTAAAACTAAAGTAGAAAAATCACCATGGTTTGCAGGAAAGTATAACGCAAAGGCTGATAGCGTTGAGTTTGAGAAATCAATTACTGTTTACTCTGGACATTCAGAAAGAGAGTCGCATGAGGGTTTAAACTTATTGCTTGCAGTCCTTGATGAAATTTCTGGTTTTGCATCTGAGGTTGGAACTGGCAATGAGCAAGGAAAGACTGCAGAAAATATTTATAAAGCATTTCGTGGATCTGTAGATTCTCGTTTTCCAGATTTAGGCAAAGTAGTATTGCTTTCATTTCCTCGTTACCCAGGCGACTTTATTTCTAAAAGATATGAAGATGTTATTGCAGAAAAAGAAACTATTGAAAAGAAACATCTCTTTATTATGAATGAAGACCTGCCACATGATGACCCAAACAATCAATTTGAAATTGCATGGGAAGAAGATACAATCCTTTCTTACAAGGTCCCAAAGGTTTTAGCACTTAAAAAAACAACATGGGATGTAAACCCTACTAGGAAAATAGATGATTTTAAGTTAGCATTTTACACAGACCTTGGTGATGCCATGATGCGCTTTGCATGTACACCAACGTTTGCATCAGATGCATTCTTTAAACAAAAAGATAAGTTAGAAAAATGTATGACATTAAGAAATCCAGTTGATAACTTTAGAAGGTTTGATGAATCATTTAAACCTGATCCAGAAAAAATATATTATATCCACGCCGACCTTGCACAAAAGCATGACAAGTGTGCTGTAGCAATTGCTCACGTAGATAAATGGGTAAACATTCAAGTTATTAAAGATTATGAACAAGTAGCGCCAATGGTTATTGTTGATGCAGTTGCTTGGTGGGAACCAAAAGCAGAAGGTCCAGTTAATTTATCAGAAGTAAAGCAATGGATTATTAATTTACGAAGACAAGGGTTTAATATTGGGGTTGTTTCGTTTGACCGTTGGCAGTCATTTGATATTCAACAAGAATTAAAAGCGGTAGGCATAAAGACTGACACTGTTTCTGTTGCTAAAAAACACTACGAAGATTTAGCAATGATGATATATGAAGAAAGAGTAGCAATACCAAGAATTCCTTTATTGCTAGAAGAAATGTCAGAACTTAAAATTATGAAAAATACTAGGGTTGATCATCCACGTAAAAAATCTAAGGACCTAGCAGATGCTGTATGTGGCGCTGTATTTGGAGCAATATCACATACACCTAAAGATTCTAACCATGAGATTGAGATTCATACTTGGTCTACTTCTGCACGACTTGCAGAGAAACAAAGGGATATGGTAGAATTAGACAACAAGGAAATGCCTAAAGATGTTAGAGATTTTCTTGATAGATTAAACATAATATAAATAAACAAGGAGAAAAATGAATTCATTTAAGAAAATTGCCCTAGGACTCGCTGCAGCCATGTCCTTTGGCGTATTATCTGCACTTCCGACACATGCTACGGTTATTGCACCAACCTTGACAATTGATTCTGCTACAGACTCAATTCTCGTAGGTGAGACTGCAACAGCAGTAGTTTCGTTGTCATATATTTCAGAAACATCAGCAGACACAGCAACTGTGCTATCTGCTATGTTTGCACAGCCTTCTACGGCTAACAAGTCTGCAACACTTACATTGCTTGAAACAAATACAGCAACAGTAGTAATTGCAGGAGATAGTTTGACTGCAAATGTTAACTCAACAGTTAATACAACAGGATATGTAACAGCAAAGTTTACAGTTACTTTGGCAGCGCCAACAGTTGCTGGAACATATGAGGCAAGAATTATTACAACTCGCCCATCAACTGGTCCATCAATTATATGGACAATAACAGTTGGTGCTGGAGATACAGTTCCTTCTGCTTCAACAACAACTTCAATTCTTAACAGAGGCGAAGTAATTACTGCAACAGCAGATGATTCAGTATTTGCTCCAAAAACAGCAGCAACAGATGCAGCAGCAGTTATTGTTATTGCACAAAAAAATGCAGCAAGTAGAACAACTTCAGAATCACTTCTTGCTACAGTAACTGGATCAGGATCAATTGGATATGGCACTAATGCTACAACAATGTCAGTTCTTGGTCGTTCAGTTGTTATTCCTTCAGGAAATTACATTGGTGTGTTTGCTGACGGTACAGCAGGAGTTGGAACAATTACAATTACAACCCTTACAGGTACAGTACTTGCAACAGAAAAGGTAACATTCTACGGAGATATTGCAACAATTGAAGCAACTGCCGTTAAGTCTGTTATTGCAATTGGTGCAAATACAACTACAATCAAAGCAGTTGCAAAGGATGCTTCTGGCGTAACAGTCGGAGCAGGAACTCTTTATGCATATTCATCAGATGTAACAACAGTATCTGATTCAGCAACAGCAACAACAATTGTTAACGGTGAAGCCGTATTTACAATTACTGGTGTTAAGACTGGTGGAGCAGCAATTACAGTTAAGTCTGGAACAATTGCATCAGCACCAGTTTCTACTCGTGTAGAAGCAGCAGCAGCAACTGTAAAGATTTCATTTGATAAGGCTACATACCTTCCAGGTGAAGCAGCAACAGTTAAGGTTCAAGTTCTTGATGCAGTAGGTCTTCCAGTTTCTGGTAAGACACACTCAGCACTATTTGCAACAGGTGGAATTACTTCTACTTATGCATTTGGTTCAGGATCTGACGCACTTACAGCAACATCAGTTACAACTGATACAGATACAGCAAAGTCATATAAGGTATACATGCCTTTGACTGAAAACACTGTAACACTTTCAGCAACTGGTGGTACATCCCTACCTCTAGCAGGACAGGTTGCAGTAACCGCATCAGCAACAGTTTCAAATTCTTCTTCTAGCACAAACGCTACTCTTGCAGCATTAGTTGCACAGATTACCGCAATGCAGGGAATTTTTGATGGCCTAAAGGCAGAAGTTGCAAAGGCAAAAGCAGAAAGAGTTGCTTTTGTAAAGCAATACAATCTTCTTGCTAAAAAGTGGAACGCAAAGAATCCTAAGTCTAAGGTTGCACTAATTAAGTAATATTACTTATAAATTAAAGGGTTAGCCAAGCGCTAGCCCTTTTTTTTATTGGATAAAAATGGTATAATTGCTAATATAACTACACATTGGAGATTATACATAATTGACTAGCCTCAAGCGTAAAATATTATTGGCTTTGGGGATAGGGTTATGCTTAACAATTTTTGGTATTATGGCGCCTAACGAAGCCTATGCTACGGATAATCAAGAACAGGTAGTTGTTAGCCCTGCTCAACAAGCAGTTGATACAGCACTTGCAACGGCTACTACAGAGGTTCAACAGGCTATTTCAGCCACAGACACAGCCACTGCCACTGTTGCAGTAGCAGTAGTTCAAAAAGTAGAGGCTCAGTCAGCGGTAGATACAGTAACAGCCACAGTAGCAATAGCACAATCAAATGTAGCCTTAGTAGACACAGCCACTGCCACAATTAATAATATAAACTTAGCCGTCACACCAATAGATCAAAGTTCGCAGGTAATTCAAGATGCAAAAAATACAATTACAACAGCCCAAACCTCTATAAATAATATTGACACATCAACTGCACAAGTACAAATATCTGAAGCCGTTGCAGCAAAAACAACAGCAACAACCACACAAGCCACTG